AGATTAAAGATGCACCTGTTGTTGAAGAAGAAGCAATGACAGAAGAGATTGCACTAGAAGATACAGTAGTAGAAGAGGAAGTAATAGAGGAGACACCTGCCACAGAAGAGATGGCTATTGATCCTGCTGCTGATGCTGAAGCTATCTTAGCTATAGTTCAACCTGTAATTGATGAGCAAATCAATGCTATTATAGCAATGATAGCTGATCTAAGAAATCATATGGAGGAAGTAATGTCTGAAGGTGAGGAAGTAGTAGAAGTAGAAGCTACTAAACTTACACAGCATGACAAATTCAGTATGGTAAGTAAATTTTTAAACAATAATAACTAAATAAAAAACAAAAAAAATGAGTAGAAAATTAAAATTTGACTTGGACATTGATGCATCTGCATTATTACAAGCTAACAGCGAAGCATTCTATAGCCGAGCTTATTTGAATGAGGAAGTAGTTGACAACTATCGTACACTACCAGGTGTNAANTNTAAGACTAANATNTCTAATNTTNNCTTTGGACANGTNTTNCANGCAGANAANTGNGNNTGGAANGCTNNNACTGATGAGCTTGCATCTGTAGANATNGATGTATGTGGATTATCAGCAATGGCNGAGATTTGTCAGTTCCAATTAGAGCAGTCTTTTGTATCATTACAAATGACTAAAGGATCTAACGGAGATTTCTCTGTAGCATCTTTCATGGATTTTTATTGGAATGAGATGTCTAAGACTATTGCTGAGAACATTGAGAAGTTACGTTGGTCAGGTGATACTACATCAGGAACTCCTGCACTTGCTTTATGTGATGGATATAAGAAGTCACTAGTAGCTGATGCTGCTAATGTAATTGAAGTAGGTGGAGCTACACCTCCAGCTGTTAATGCAGGAAATGTACTTTCTACATTGGCTACAGTTTATGCTGCTATCCCTCCTGCTGTAATTGCTAATCAAGAAGAGTTAAGAATCTATGTATCTTCTCCTGTAGCTACTGCTTATCGTGCTGCTGTTGCTGCATCTAACACTCAAGCTAACTTGACTCAAGCATTAGACTTTACTTACTTAGGAATTAAGATGGTATTGTGTCCTGGAATGCTTAGTAAGTCTACTATCGTTGCTTCACCTAGAGGTAATTTTATCTATGCTTTTGATGCTGAAGGTGATGGTAAAGCATTACGAGCTATCAATTTAGCTGACACTGTAGCTGAGCCTGTAATCAGAACTCGTGCTAACATGAAAGTAGGATTTACTCACGTTAATGGTAATGAGATTGTATTCTACAACTCTGCATCTTAATTAACTAATTTATAAATCTAAGGGAGTGAAAGCTCCCTTTACTTAAAATATATAAAATGAGCTGTGAAGCATTACAAAACATCGCAAAATCCTGTGATAATAATACAGGAGGTATAAGACAAGTATGGATTAATCAGCAAGAGGGAGTTACCGCTACAACAGTAGCAGCAGGAAGTTGGATAGTTAGTGCTATTACATCTACCCCATTTGCTACATTTGAAATCAATAGAAATACAGGTAACTATACAGAAGATACTGCAGTAGACCTAATTAACGGATCTACATTTGTAACTCAGACTATCACTCTAATGTTTAACCGTAGAGATAAAGAGAAGTCAGAAGCTATCCATGTACTAGGAGCAGGTCAGCAATATTTAGCTGCTGTTGTTAAAGATGCAAATGGTAAGTATTGGTACTTTGAAAATCTACAACTTACTGCTACAGGGGAGGGATCAGGTACAGCGAGAGCTGATGGTTCTAAATACAGTGTTACTCTTTTAGCGGAGTCAGACCACCTGTGTTATGAAATAGATTCTACTCTAGTAGTATCACCTGCATTTCCCGCTGTATAATACTTAACACCCTAATAATTAAAGCTCTGCATATTGTAGAGCTTTTTTTTTAAACATTTTTTGACCTTAGTATAATATAGTTATATGATATACATTAAAAAAGATGAGGTCAATCAGATTATCCTTACCCTAACAGAGGTAAGTACACTGCCGAATCCTTATTATTTGTTTGTCTTTCAGAATGAAATGGACAAACTTTCTGCACCTATTACATTCTACACTCCTGATAGCTCAGCTTATCCTGAAAGATTCAATCAGTTTTTATTGGATGAGCCTGTAGATTTGGAACTAATCAAAGGACAGTATACATATAGCATCTATGAGTCACATATCACACCTCCAACTATTGCTAACTCTACAGGAGTTGTGATTGAAGAGGGCAGGATGGTAGTAAGTGGACCAATAGTACAATCAATTTATGAGTAATTATGGCATTAAAAGACTTTTTTAAAACAGTAAAGCATGAAATAGTAGAGGGATATCAATCATTCTCTACTCCATTCCTAAAGGTGGGAGGTGCTAACTTAACACTACCATATGTTAATGGTAGGAATCAGACTAATGGATATATTCCATTTGGGCAGGATAACCTATTCCCTGAACTACTCAATCAGATATTCTACTCATCACCATTACATGGCTCAATAGTGGGGTATAAAGTGAATGCAGCTGTAGGTGGTGGATTTAATATAGTAGCTGATAGACTTACTCCTCAAGATAAGCTAGAGCTATACACACTTGAGAGAAAATTAAACATTAAAAAGGTAGTACCTGCAGTAACTCAGCAACTAATACTGCACAATAGAGTATATTTCAAGCTATGTTTTGATGATAAGATGAAGCTCACAAAGATAGTCAATCTATCACCTGAGAAACTTAGAATAAACTTAGATAGAAAAAGATACTATATCTGTGATGATTGGTCTAGTAGGATTGGAGTACAGGAGATAAGGAGATATACTCCTACCTCTAGAGATTACGAGCAACTATTTGTATATGAGGTAGAATGTATTGGGCAAGATTTCTATCCATTACCTCAGTACACCTCAGCTCTAAACTTTGCATTCCTATCAGGTGAGCTTTCATATTTTGCTAAAAGTAATATACAAAACTCAATCTTTCCATCCTTTGCTATGATGTTTCCTAAAAAACCTCAGTCTGAGGAGGAGAAAAACATGATACGAAATACCCTCGACAGGCTTAAAGGAGCGGCAAATGCTGGGAAAGCTGTAGCTTTTTTTTCAAATAATGCAGAGCAAATGCCTAAGATTGAGGCGTTACCAAATAATAATAATGATGGTCTATTTCAAGAGGCATCACAGCTTAACACTGAGCAGATATGTTTCTCTCACACTATTGATCCTATACTTATGGGAATCCGTACTACAGGATCATTAGGTAATGGCTCAGATATTAAGCAGGCTTACATAATATTCGAGAAAAATGTAGTAATGCCATTGAGAGATATGGTATCTGACATCTTTAATGAGCTTTTATTTATTGCTAAGATAGATGCAGATTTCACAATCAATAACTATCAGATAATTAACGAGGCAATTGTAGAGCTTGAGGGAGATACCTCTAAGACTAATGATGCACTTAATAGTCTATCACCTTTGGTAGCTACTAAAGTACTTGAGACTATGACTGAAAATGAGATTAGAGCCTTAGCATCACTACCTCCTGTACCTGGAGGGGATAAAAGCAAAACACAAATCGCACAAACACCAACAATCTGATGCTATACTTTATAACAGAAACATATCTAAAGAATAACACACCCATCACAGCTAATGTAGATGTAAATAATGTTACTCCTTACTTAGCTACTCAAGCTCAACTTAGAATCATGCCTATCTTAGGTACTACATTCTATAATGACTTGCTAACTAAGTACAATGCTCAGACATTAAATCCTGATGAGGAGGTGCTAGTTACATTTATACAGCCTATTATAGCATGGAGAGCAGCAGAAGATGCTGTATTTGGTCTATCATTACAGCTAAAGAACAAAGGTCTACAGACTCAGTTCGGAGATAACAGCTCATCTGTAGATAGAGGTACAATAGCATTCAGCATGGAACACTATGCACAAAAGGCTGCGTTCTTTGAGCAAAGATTAATCAGATACCTACTTAAAAATAGAGCTTTGTATCCAATATTCACAGGTACAACTAACCGAGATACTGACCTTAGACCAATGATTGATGGATGTAGCTGTTTATCTAATGGCTTACTAGAATGTAATGGTCTATGTGGAGGTGCAGGTAACAATGGTTACAATAATTCAATCTTAATAATATGAAGCACTCAGGAGTCTTATCTATAATAGTATTCAGTTTAGGATACTTAACAGGCATATCATTA